GTCCGAGATTGGGGTCTTGCGGGCTTTTCCCTCGTCCGTGGACAAGAGAAAAGTTTTCCGCCGTAACGGCCCATCCATCATCGCCTTCTGTCCCCAAGGGGATTTGAAAGCCTCGAGTCTCGCCTCCACTCGACCAAGCTGCTCGCCAAGCACTCGTAAGCCACCCGTAAGGATGGCCACGCAGCGCAAGGCTACTAGCAAGGCGAATAAGGCGATTGCCGAGTCTAATGATTTCAAGACTTCCGTCATACGGTATTTCCTTCTGGTAAATGGGAGTAACGTCATAGCCATCGAAGTAGTGCTTTCCGCACGACTCATAAAACCGCCCCTCCATGAATGATTTCTCGGGATTAACCGTGAAACCACAAAAGGAAAGGAGATCCACAAGGCGCGGCGCATGTGTTTTCGACACGATGATATCATCCCCATACACCATCGGCTCTGCATCCTCAAGAGTGTCGCGTGAGCCTTCAGCCAAAGCCCAAAAGATCAGGCTTTCAAGCTCGAAGGTAAACGCGTTGCCCATGGACGAAAACTTCTCGCTTTTCCGCCAGCCGGTATTACCGACTCGGTAGTTTTGCGATCGTATGTCATCCATGTACAAGGCCCACTCAATCGGCAGAAGCTCATAAACGAGCTCTGTGCTTACGGTATCGCTAGCAGCACTTAGATCAAGTGTAGCTAAGCCATCAGCTTGAGCGCGTGACGCGCCTATCTGATTTCGGCTCTGGTCATCCAGATCGATACCAACAGACTTGAGACGCTTTCGGATGTAGCGACCGACTCCTTTTTGAAGGAAGCCATTGCCGCGAGGTTCCTTGGCGATTGTGCGATCTGTCAGCGCACTCTTCGGCACAGTGTCAATTACGTTACCAGGTGTTACCTGGAAAACTCCGGGGAGGAATGAAAAGGGGCCCGAAAGCTCCTCAACCTTTACCCCCAGGACGACACTAGACCAGTGAAGGTCTCCTTGGAGCTGCCTCACCATGTGAGGGTACGCTCTTTGTGTGACTGAGATGGGAAGTTTAACAAGCTTTGAGTCCGGGAAGGCATGTGACCTTTTAAGGTCATCTGTAGCCCCAGGACCCCATCCACACTGATTCACCTTCGAGAGGTTGAACTGTCCGAGTACTCGCAGGATTTTTCTACTCGCAACCCAAAGTTGCGAGCCGTAGTCACTTGGACTACTCCTAGCGAGCCTCATCTTCCAGTTCGTCCACGCGCAGGTTACCTCGGAAGCCCTAAAGCTTCGAAGCGCCTCATCACCGGTGTTCACTCCTGTATTGAGCCCTTTGTACTTACGTGCAAAGGATACAGTCGTGTAGTCTCGGTGAAAGGAGTAGGCGTCAGTGTAATCCTCAGGCCTAATCTTCATATCGGCGAGTTGCTTATGCTCGTTCGACTTGTATAGAAGACTGGCTTTGAGAGACACGAGAGAACCGACTGATTCACACAAGGCGGAATAAACCGCCGAGAAAGCGTCTCTTGATGGACGCTCTTTGTGACTGGCCAGCCGGCCCTCCTCAACCGAACGGAACGACGAGCGTTTCGAACGCGGCCTTCACCTGACTTTCGTCGAGGAGTTGGTACGCGTACTTGCGCGAGTCTTGCCGTTCACGCAGCGTGCTGCGTTCGCTGATGAGGGAAGTCGTGGTGCTTTTCAGCACGTAGGCGACCTGGTCAGGCGGCGTGATGCCGCTATCGCTGGTCCCCAACGTCTCCAGTGTCGGAGTGTAAACCGACACGTTGACCTTTATGTTTCTCTATCCCGCATTGCTGCCGGCGCTCGGGGCGGGGGGTCGCACCACAGAAAGGCTGATTCGGTCGTAACCGAGAACGCCTCCCGTGGCTTGATCCTCCCACCACAACACGCCATTCGCATCACGGGTGATGGGAACGAAGGTATGGGCTACCGGCGTACCGGCTGCATCGTTGATCACGATGTTCGAAACGGACATTGGAGATCTCCAATAAAGTGACTCGCTTTAGCGAGCTTCCAGCCCCAGACCAGGGGGGCGAAGAGAAGACGATGGAGCCATTTCCATCATCTAGTCAAACGTGCTTTCGCACGAGGTTGACGCGACGTAACGGGCTT